CTATAATGCAAGTTGTGCCAAAGAACTCTGAGAAGTAAAACCTGTTGTCGGTGGTGTAGATAGAAACATCGCAGGTAAATCTCTACTTGCCATATCTTTTGGTATTTCTTTAATAAAAGGTATTACTTCTGTGTCCAATCTTTCTATGAAAGCACTTTCTAGTTCAACTATTTCTTCACCAGTAGGCATTTGTCTTATTACATTTCCCATTCCAGTTATTGCAGTTTGTACATTTTCATTTAATGCTTTCTCTGCTTGTGCTATTGTTGTTTGTGCCGTAGCAACTATTTGATCCGATGCTCCTGCCATTTGTGCTGCTGCTACTGAAAATGTTGTGTCCAGTTGATCGAAATCAATATTATTTTGAAGTGATGTTGTAAAATTATCAGTCAATGGAACTAATGTTTCTTCAAGATTACTTATTTGTAACGATTGACCTATCAATGGTGCTGTATCTGGTAATTGTTGTAAAAGACCAGTAGTACTATCTCTAAAAACATTTGGAAAATCTGCTGAACATGGATCAAAGTTTATTCCCAAAGCAAAGACAGAGTTTGCAAGATCAGTCAAATTTAAACCAACATATCCCTGCAATCCTAATATACCTGCATACTCTGAAACAATCGAAAGTATTTTTCCAACAGCTGCTGTACTACCAAATGCCAATTCAGATAATTCGTTCAATGCACCTCTAAGAGAACCAAGAACTGGGATTGTCGGAATAAGAGTAGACAATTGTGATGTAACAGTACTCAACGCACCATTTATAGATGCAGATAAGGCTGAAAGTCCAGATGGTGTCCCTAAATCAAGATTTAAGATAGCACTTATTTGTGTATCTATTTGACTCTGAAAATTATTTAGATTTATGTTTACTCCACAAGTCAATGGCATTTCAATTCTCCCTTACGATACAGTATTAACAGCAGTACAACTATTTGCACTAGTTCTTGATGGATCACTAGAACAAGCATGATCGACTCCGCTTTCATGTCTTGAAAAAGTATTTGCACCGGTATGTGTCCACTTATCACCATCCCATCTTTCGTGAAATGCACCGATATAATGTTTAGTAGTTGCACCCGTAACTTTCTGTTTGTAACCACCTGCAATAGATATGTTACAATCACCACCAGAACCAAGACCAAGTTTTCCTACTGCACCAACGTCAATGTTTGCTGTACAACTTATTGTTGTATTCTTCTTAATTGACCATATAGCACTTCCTTGTTCAACTATTGTAATATATGCTGGTGCTGTTGAAGAATCAGCAGCACTAAAAACATCTTTTACTTGTCCTTTTACAGTAGTTGTTTTATGACTACCAATATCTATTGTTTGTTGTGAGACAACAGTTAAATCATCATTACCAGTTCCTGCAATTGAACCAACTGTAACTTTTCTATCTGCATGAATTTCTTTAACTTCATTACCTTTAATCTTAGTTCTTTTATCACCCTGTACATATAAGTGATAGTCACCTCTAACTTCTTGAACCAAGTCACCAAGATAAAGCATACGACAATCACCACCGATAGTAACATTACAAGTTCCTTTGATCTCAACATTTTTATATCCTGCCGTTATTTCATAATCATTACCTCTAATCTTAACAACTCTTGTGCCGTCTGGTTGTATTTCTTCAAATGTTCCTGATCTATGGTATCTGTGTAATCTTTCAGCAGTTTTTGTATCATCCCATTCTTCAACATGACCAGACTCAGACATTCTTACATGATTATAAGGATACATTGATGATTTTTCAACACTATTCAAATATTTTGTATCACTATCATCTATTCCACCGTATCGTGGATTTGGTTCATTCCAGTTTGCAGGTGATTCTGTTGTTTTTCCATCAGAACCAATTACACCATATAATGAAGTGTTAGAAGTCTTTGGTATAGATGCAGTTAAGTCACGAGCATATGCAGTTGGAACATTCTTTGATCTTGATTTTCTTTTTAGATCAAGTGACGGATGATCTTCAGGTCCGGGTGGAACAACAGCATCTTTTAATGCAACGGGCAATCCACCTCCACCTCTTGCAAGTCTATTGGTATCAGGTTCTTTTAAAAATGTTTTTAATGGATATGCACCTTTAGGATCATTAAAACCCTTTGATGCGTCTGCAACTTTTTGTGGTACTCCTCCAAAAGTTCCAGTTATAACAGGTTCTTGTGCATTTTCACCATCACGAAAAAAACCAAATACCCATGTACCCTCAACAGGACCCATTGGTGTCGTACCAATACCATTCATAGCTGCAGATGTTACTGGTTGACTTGGAGTAGCCCATGGCAAATGACTAGTTGGTATTCCAACACCCTCCTGTTTATTATCAGTATGGTATCCGAGAATACGAACCCGACAACGACCCAACTTCAAAGGGTCTACTCTATCTTCAACAACACCTTGCCACCAAACAAAATTACCAAACATATCAATCCTCTCTATCTCTTGCTTCCCTTACGGGAACTATTTTTTCATAACCATCTTTAGTTGCTTCTACTTTCATAGTATATGTTATTTTTGGATCATCTCTATCAATTCTTGAAAAAATATGTCTAATGGATGTAACTAAGAACTTACCAGACAAAAATTTATCATCAGCAACATCAGATTTTTTATCTTTATCAGTTGTTTCTGGTGATGGTAAAATCAAAATAACAGTTTCTCCAACTCTTAATGTAGAGTCACCACTTACATCAAAAACTATAGTAGTCCCTTCCATATGTTGTATTTGTGCTGACCTTTGTTGTTTCCAATCTTCAACTTTATTATCATATATTTCATTTGCATTTATTGAATACATATTAGTATGTTTAGGAAAAAAATCTACTTTACTATCTATCATCCAACCCAGAGATGGTTCATTAACAGGAAATTCAGTTGGTGCATGAGTTGTTCTGGGTACAGTAGCAGTTTTTAATTCCATATCAGAATTGGATATAGGTGGAAACGTACCACAATGATTCAATGCAAACCAATCATTAAATCCATTGTATTCATATTGTTTTATTGTTTTTGTTGTAATATCATGCGTAATTAGTTTTGATGAATACATCCCTTTTTTAGTATTTTCTAGTTTATCAAAATTTTTGGTGAAATAAAACTTTTCAATTTTAAAAATTTGATTTGATGAAAACCCAGTACCAGTAGGATCATCTACTCTCGGTCTATGTTTATATTTAATTCGTGGTTCTACACCGATCAATGAATCCAAACTCATAAAATGTGATTCATCCATTGTTTCATAAAAAAGATAATTAACACCATTACTATTTTCTGCTGATGCACGGGATGCTAACCATCTGATTGCTTGTATCGGTGTCAGATTGGGAATGATAATATTTTCAACTCTATCAGTAGGCTCAAATACAATTCCTCTCTTACCATCATAAAGATAACTAAAATATATATCTTCAACCATTTCACTTATTGTTTTACCATTATATGATCTAGATACTTTAGAGTGTTGACTACTCATGCAATTTTCTGAAACACAACTTAAAGTAAATGCTTGTGCTTTTGGTTTAGTAAAAAATCTATCCGTAAGAGAATTAACATGAAGTCTTGGAGGTTTTATGCTATGTTTATCTTCATTACGAGAACCAGCATGTCCTGAAAGAGAAATATCAATATCAATAGTTTCTTCACCAACTATGGGAAGTTTATACGGGATGTTATGCGAATCTGCTAAAACCATATTTGCAGATAAATAAGAACTAAATATATCTTCATATATATTTAACTCTAAAAGATGTGGTTCTAAATTGTAATCTTTTGAAGCAGTATGTATCAAAAGATTTTTAACAGTAACATCTGTTGCATTTCTTTGTTTTGCCATTACGATTTACTCTATATTAGTGCTTTAAATTCTTTAATAATTTGTGGTACATAGTCTACTTTAATGATTTTTATATTTCTTTTTGCATCATTTTTTCTTTCTTCATACAGAAAATTACTTATTGCTGTTGATGAACCTGCTTGAGTTCCAGATGAGTCGATAACAGTACCAGCTGCCTCTACCTCATATCTAACTTCATTTTTAGTCCCTGCATTATCCACAACTTCATAGTGATGGACAGCATTAATATCGGCATATTTTTTTACTATATATTTTTGCAAATCAAAATATGTTAAAGGCCAATCATAGTAAGGATCTGTTATATAGTTTGCATACATAATAATCCAATGAAGTGTAGAATCATCATAGAATTGATGTGCAAGTATATCTGCTCTATCACCATCTTTAATAAAATATTCTTCAAATACTGCTCTATCTGTGACCTCTAATTTTTTTCTATTTCGTACTAAAACATTAGTAATTGCATCAAAACGTGGATTGTTTTTTTTGCCACGAACATCATACTCAATTATGGGGAAATAATTAAAATATGCCATTAAAACGTACCTCCAATTTTTGAAAAGTCACCAACTTTTGTTTCTCCAAATACATCTTCCTGAGTAACAATTTCTGTTTCTTCAAATGATAAACTTAAAGTAATATCTGCTGGAGCACCACCTTCTAATGTTTTCCATCCTTGACCAGTATAATTTGTTCCGACTGTTTTTAAAACACAAAATTTTATTTCGGGTATATATGGATTTTTTACATATCTTGCACCAATTTTTGTTCCTTCTTCATCACCTTCTTTTACTAAAAATTCAATACGAAATTCTTTTGGGTATGCAAACAAACCTGCTTGTCCAGCAATTTTAAAACTTGGTTTTGAATATGCTCTAAAAGTTGTAATAATATCATGTACTGCTTCAACCTCTGTTTCATTTCTTGGTCTAAAAGTAAATGAAAATTCAAATGGTCGAAAACCAACACCTTGAAATGTTTGTTCTTTATATGGATTTGCTTTAATATCAAAAGCAGATTCTACAGCACCACCCAAAGATGAACTTGCACCTAAGATAGTACCAAGTACAGCACCAGCAACTCCTCCACCTATAATACCTCCCACAGCACCACCTAGTATAGCACCAGCACTATCTAATGCACCAGCACCAAGAGCACCTGTTGCGTTTCCACTCATAACCCCACCTATAATTCCACCTAAATCTGTTCCCTGCCAATCAACTGATTCATTATATTGTAAACTTTCTGGCATTGCCAAATATATACTTCTTATTTCACGTTTTGATAATTCTGCTGGTGTTTGTGATTGAAGTTGTCTGCCTGCACTACCAAGTGCTGATCCAAGTGTTGTTTTTACAGCCTCAAATACGGTAGGATCCTTTCCATTTGCAATATCAGTTTGTGCATCAGCAGCATCCTGAAATTGTTTATTTTCTAATCCTGGTGCTACAAAACCTTTATTGCCACCAATAGCATTTATTTTTTTCTGAACACTTTCGGGTGGTTTTTCTGACCGAGTAACATTTCTTCCAGTAAGTTCACCAATTGATTGTGAAACATCTTCTTTAACTATGCTTATATCAATACTTTGTCTTTGATAGATAGTAAATCTAATAGCCTCTGGATAAAATAGATTAGCACCTTCTAAGTCTGAAGGAAATATCAAAGATGGCAATTCTTTTGATGATCCTTTCGGACCCTGTGTACTGTCTGTGCGTTGTAGTGCAGTAAAATCGTTCATTAATTTCTACTCCTTGCAAGTGACTCTTTCCAAACTGTTGCTGGATTTTGTTTACCTCTATCTATTCTTAAAAATTTCTCTACATTTGAAGTAGAGATTGTTTCTTTCCACTTTAAAGGAGAAATCTTAACAACTGATCCACCTATTCCTTTCTTTAAATACTTTCGATAGGAAACCTTAGCATCTCGAAATTTATACATATTAAATATTTTTTTTCTAAAAGATTTTGCATCAAAACGACTTTCTTCAGTAAGTGTTTCATCAGTAAAAAATGGTTTCAATAAATTAAACAACTGTATTCTCCTTTTCATTTGTACATAATGAAAATTAATTCCTTCAAAACTACTTCCTACAACTTTAGTTACCATGACAAGAGGAAAAAGATCAAAATACCCAGACCTTTGATCCGTGGGAACATACCTATAAAGGTACATATTTCCAAAATAAATGGGACTAACTTTACCTTCTATGCCTCTTACTTTTGCCATTGTCTTATATTTATAATAGATTTATGGGTTATTTTTTTAAGCCTAACTCTTTTTCCGTGATAACTATAAACTCCCAATCTCTCATTTCTGCCCATTTACGAGCTGCTTTCCATTTGGCCTGATTCCTAACGTATGTTTTTAACTCATTCTTATATTTACTTGATTGCCTCTTTGGTTTCTTCGGTGGATTGCATTGACTATATGGTTTTATCTCAATAATGTACTTTTTTATACTACCATCTTTGGCAAGTACTTTAACATAAAAATCCACAAAATATCGTCTGGATTTCTTTTCTATCGGATTATAATATGGAATGACTACATTCTCCGATGCCCATTCCAAGACACTAGGATTCTTGTCCAGATACTTCATATATCTCAATTCCCATGTAGAACGATATTCGCACTCTTGGAGATTTGCTATATATTTCTCCTTATTCTTTACTTGATATTTTCCAACTCTCGGATATTTCTTCATAAAACTCTTATAAATACATTACATGGTTCTAGTATTTATAACAGGAGTACCAAATGGCATTGTCAATCGACAAAATTAAAGCACAAACTAACGCAGCATTTGCCCGTCCAAATCTGTTTAGAGTGGAATTTACACTTCCACAACTACTCTTTAGGACACGAGGTATAACTCAAGAAAAATTATCAATCAACTGCTTTCAAGCAACAGTTCCCGGATTAAGTATAGCAACTACCGATAAAGATAAAGGTTTTCGATCAGTTGCTTATCAAAAATTATATGAAGATATTACTTTAGGATTTTATTGTAGTAATGATTACGGTGAACTTGAATTTTTACAAAGTTGGATGAATCAGATAGTTCAGGCTGAAGATAGTCGAATTGGATATTATTCTGATTATATTGCAGATATAGATATTATAAATCTTGATTCATTAACAGACGGAGATGATAGAAACAATCAAAAAGTATTAACTACAAAAATCAAAGAGGCATATCCTAAATCCATCAGTCCTTTCACAATGGACTATGGAACTGTTGGTAATATTTTAAATGTAACTGCTACTTTTACATATAGATATTATGTACAGGAATGGCATACACTTGATTTAGATGCAGCCAAATCGAAAGCATCATTGTCAAGACAAACACTTGGAAAAACAACAACATTAGTAAAAAACAAACTTAGTCAACCAAGTACATTATTCGATCAAATAGTAAATGGTTCATCAGGAGCATTTAGAATTACATAA